AAGCGAATGTACCACGATCAGCGAAACGCGGCATCAGCGATTATTACCCGGTCACTACGTGGTTCAGACAGGACCACAAGCTGGGGAATAACCTGGCGGTCACCGCGGCGATTCAGGCGGCTCTCGCGTGGATTCGGCAGCATGCACCGGGCGTCACGGCGTCGGGCGCTCAGGGGCTCGTAGGGGCCAACAAAACCAGCAGCACGACGATCACAGGGACGCTTGGAAGCCAGACCAGGAATGCCACGTCATACCCTGCGGGCAGTATTCTCGAAATCGCGGCGGGGATGACTTACCTCGCAGGACCGACCGGCATGGCATCGGCCAACCCAAATCTTTTGATGATCCAGGACGCCACGCTTCGCCGCATTGGAACCCGCTGGCAGATGCCGGAATACATGATCAGCGGCAATGCAGCCAACGCCGATTATTCATCAACGAAAGAAGCTGGGGCACCATTCGTCAAGGCTCGCCAGGCCGATCAAATCTTCTATGGTCAGTCCTACACGGAGTTGATCTGGAAGGCACTCCGCATGCTTTTCGATGCGGGCCGATTCGCTCAATTCGGGTTGCCCTGGACTGCGTTTGAGCGACTCATCAATATCAATGTGGGTTATCCCGAAGTCGCCACAAAAGACGAAACCGCACTGGCTACACGTCAACAAATCTTGGTCGGCATGAAGGTTTTATCCAAGCGGACTGCCGCCGAACAGCAAGGGCTCGACTACGACCAAGAGCTGCAAAATATGGCGAAGGAACCAGCGGCAGATGGAGAGCAAGGCCCATCGGGCGCGGGTGGCATGGGTGGCGGTGGCACAGACCCCAATGACCCCAACGCACCGCCAACACCACCGGCACCCAGTGGTCAGCAGGTTGGTATCGGCATGCGGGCCGCGCAAAACGTGAATAAGCTCACCGATCAGGTGATTGCTGCCGTGCGAGCCGGCACGATGGATGCGAAGGTGGCACGCATTCGCCTGGATGCTCTCGGGTGGTCACAATCGCAAATTGATGCGTATCTCGATGAGGATACGACTAATGATCCCGATACACCCGCCACGGCAGCACCTGCAACACCAGCCACGCCCGTCACTGAATCCCTGGACGCCACGTTACAGAAACGCCCCGCGAGAGACGTTCCCAAAAACATCCCCACGCAAGAAGACATCTTGCATGGGGCCATGCGACGTATCGACGACCTCTATGAGGAGTTGACTGCCGAGATGGTTGGCAAGAATCGTCAGCCGGAGCTCAAGCGAATCCTGAACGAAATCAACATTGTGCAGGGTGAAGCCGAGTATGCCGCACGTATCACTGGAATGTTGACGCCGTTCAAGCCGGGGCTACAGGATGCGAAATCGGCCAAGGATGCACGGGTGACACCGATGGCGGCTGTGGTGAATGATTCGACTGACCAGGGAGAGGGGAAATAGCACCGCGCGCAATCCTGACCCTCTCCCCTGGTTAGAGATGTACCCATCCTCATAGCTCTCCATCATGCCACAGCTCCTCAATCCCGATGCCGAGTACCCTTTTATCCGGGATGCTTTAGAGTTTTTGCGCGACAAGGAAGTGTTGCCTCACAGTGAATATACACGGCTCTCCCGCACGCAAAAACTCCGCGTGATCGGTTCCAGTGCGATTCAAACGGCATTGCAGGCCAGTCGGCTGAAGGCTCTCGTGATCCAATCGGTGAAGGAAGGGGAGTCTGAAAGCCAGTTTCGGGCGAGGATTCGCGATCACGTGGACGTCATGCGGTCTGAGGCCAATACTATTCTCCGCACCAACACCAAGCAGGCATATGTTGCTGGCCAATCAAAAACAATTGAAAAGCCAGCGATAAAGGCGGCGTTCCCCTACGCGATGTTTGTTGCCACCCACGATGCTCGTACGCGAGACCTTCACGATGAACTTGATGGTTTTGTCGTAGAGGTCGGAACTCCTGAATATCACGTATTGCAGGCCGCGCGACGAGATTGGAATTGCCGTTGCGCACTGATCAGTTTGACAGCTAAGCAATGCGAGCGGCGAGTGATCAAGACTTACGCCGATTTGCCAGCCAGCATCGTGGCGAAGTACGGAAGCCTTGTTGCTTAATGGAGAGCAATATTCCCAATTTTGAGCCGACGACCTGAATCAGTACGATTTATGCATATTGACAGCCACGCATTATGCACGCGGAAAAACCGCCAAGAACTTCCCGAAACTTCGAGACATCCGAAATGGCCACATCATGTGAATTGACCGAAGCGACCTACCAAGGGACCAATCGTCCCGTCGTAGACCGCGAAGGCGGCTACATTCGCAATGCCAAGATTCTCGGGAAGATATCCGCCAACGGTCGCGAATATTCAGATGCATCACTGCAAGAAGCCAAGGCACTCTATGAGGGTCTGGGCGTCAATCTGAATCACCCTGAACGTGCCAACCCCGGAAAAGAGCGTCAGTTCCAAGACGGCATCGGTTGGCTCGAAAACGTCCAGGTTCGCGACGATGGCGTGTATGGGGACATCGGCGTGCTGAAAGAGGATCCGATGGCCGGGAAACTTTTCGAAGCGGCTGAACGGCGCCCCGATCGATTTGGACTGTCTCACAACGCCAGTGGCAATACTGTCCGCAAGGGCAACAAAACAATTGTCGAATCAATCACGCGGGTCCGTTCGGTGGACATCGTGCAGAACCCCGCGACAAACAAATCATTTTTCGAGAGTAAGGACGAGGATACCATGCCACAGGCACAGACCCGCACACTTCAAAACCTCGTGGAGTCCTTGCCCGCGAAGAGCAAACATCGCAAGGCCGTCTCCGCACTCCTGGAAGAATTCGGTGGACCGATGCCCGGCGATATGCCAGTGGACATGTCCGCAGCCATGCCAGCCGACGCCACCGCTGAAACCGCCGCGCCGGACTCCGAGGCCACAATGCGGGCCGCATTCAAATCGGCCGTGTCCGCCGTGATGGACGACACCGCGATCGGTGTGACCGACATGCTGATGAAAATCGAAGCCATCCTGAATGCTCAGGCGGCTGCCCTGGGAATTGACATTGAAGCTGGTGAGACTGAACCGCCCCCGGCAGGAGGAGATGCGGCCGTGACTGAATCATTGCAGGAGCAGGTGAAGGAATTGCTCGCCGAACGTGCGGAGCTGAAAGCGGAAGCCACGGCTCGTACCTTGCTCGAATCCAAGGGAATCAAGGTGACTCCCGAGCGAATCGAGATGGTGAAATCAGTGACGAAGAAGCCCGCACAAACGGCTCTTTTGGAATCACTGAAAGCGTCTGACGGTCCTGCAGAAAAAACAAAAACGCGACCGCTCGCCTCTCCTGGAATCTCCCTGCTTGAATCAGCCGGAGACGCTGAAGACATCGCTGACACCCCGGAAAAGATGCGGAAAAAATACGCTTAATCGCATGCGGTCGTCCGTATCGCATCAGTCGTCGCGTCTCATCCCGTTTTCACCATTCATTCAATCGATTCAATCATAAGTTGCGAAGGGAAAAACAATGGCAGTTAAACTCGGTGAACAACTGGGGTATATTCAAAAGCGCCGCGGCTACGGATTCGCTGAGAATTTTCTGGCCTACAGTTCTGGCCAGATGCGAACATCCACGCTGACAGACACGGGTACCGTTACAGTCTTGACTACGGGTGGCGGTGGCATTGCGATCACCCCATCTGACGGCACTGTCGTCAACAATGACGAGGCTTACGTCGGCATGACGTCCAAGTCAATTTTGTTCGCCAACCTGAAGCCCGTCTGGGGTGATTGGCTCATTCAGTACACTGAGGGCAATACCGACGACGCGAATGTTATTGTCGGATTTTCGTCGTCATCTGCCGCAAACGCACTGCTCGATGACGGCGGTGGACCTCCCGCAAGCTACACTGGCTTGGTGTTTTTCAAAGTGGATGGAGATACCGTTTGGCAGGTTGAGGCGTCGGTCGCAGGCACGCAAACAACCAAGCGATTGACCTCTGATATCAGCTTGCGACGGAAGGACGAAACTGCAGGCGGAGCGACTGCACAACGGCTTTCCATTGGGTTCGTGCCTCGCAGCTCAACGCAAGCTGACGTGTTCTTTTACATTGATGACGAATTGGTTTGCACGTTCATTTGGACGTACACCAGTGCGGCCGCAGTCGGCACAATCGCCGGGCTGAAGAATGGTGCGGACACCACGGTTGAAACACTGAATGTTTACCAGGAAAACCTGGAAGGCTTGAAGTAAAGTTCGCAAGTGAAACTCACGCCGCACGGCGTTACTCGTGCAATGTTGTCGGGAGCGGTCCAGCGTCGTGAGACGTCGATGAAGTCGCTCCGACTTTACAGCAATATTGGCTCAATCTGCCGTGATGGCGTGAGGAGCGTTTAAGATGTTCAGTTCCAGTCGGACGATGACACGCGAAAAGGAAATGCGGCGAGATTTGGCCGCGCACATTCGCGACGGCAAACCCAAGAAGTTTTTTGACAATCTGGGCGCCGCGCTGATGGAAGATCGACACTTGCGGCATCGGATTTCAATCCGTCGCTTGGCTGAAGAATTCATCGAAGGCGGCCGGGAAATGGTCGATTCGTGGAATCCGGAATACGGCGGGTCCGGCGCTCACGCCATCCCCGTCCAGCGAGATCTGATGGAAGCCGGAGAAGCGGTCACGTCCAATGCGTTTTCGCACATCACCGGGCAGCTCGTATTCAGCGAGTTGATGGACAAGTTCGACGACGAATCATTCGTGTTCACGGATATCGTTCCGAATGTCCCGACGAAGCTCAATGGTCAATTGATCCCCGGCTACGGCCGCATGGGCAATGTCGCGGAAGTCATCGCGGAAGGTCAACCGTATCCACGGGCTGGCCTGAATGACGACTGGATTCGCTCTCCAATGACACGAAAACGCGGTCTGGCCATCGACCTGACTCGCGAGGCGGTGTTCTTCGACATTGCGGGTGGGTTGCTTGAGGCGGCCGGCGAAGTCGGTTACTGGCTGGGGCTCAATAAGGAGATCCGGTTGATTGATGCGTTCATTGACGAGAACGCCACGGATCACCGGTACAACTGGCGAGATACAGTCTACGCCAGCTATCAATCGAGCTCTCCGTGGGACAACGTGACCGCATCCGCCGCGCTCGTGGATTGGACTGACGTTGATGAAGCCGAGCAAACCCTGTCGGGAATTATTGACCCGAACACTGGCACGCGGATCATCAACACGCCGAAAGACATCGTGGTGACTCGGCAGAATTTGAATGCTGCAAAACGAGTTGTCAGTGCGACAGAAATCGACGTCACGACCCCCGGCTATGCGACGTCAGGTAATCCGACCAAGACACGAACGGCCAATCCGGTCGGTGATTACCGTATCGTCATGAGCCTCCTGTTGGCTGATCGCATGGCAACCGACACCACATGGTATCTGGGTGACATCGCTCGCATGCTGCGATACATGGAGAATTTCCCGTTGCAGGTTGAGCAGGCGCCACCGAACACCGGCGATATGTTTGACCGCGACATTGCCATGACATGGAAGGCCGGCGAGCGCGGCGCGGCATTCGTCAAGGAACCGCGATTGACGACCAAGTGCACGGCATAGGTCGGATTGTTTGTGACCAATACGATTTATTTCAGCGATAACCAAGAGAGCCGCTAGGAAGAGAATATGAGTGACCCAAAAACTGACCTCAAAGTAGACAAGGCTATTAAGCCACTGGTTGCTGAATCGGCCACTTCCGTTTCCGTAGGCGTTACCGCAGTCGGACCAACGGAAATCGATGCAAACAAGCCGGTTGTTGATCCCGCGCCGCCCCCGTTGGCAAGTTGGTCTGTGTCAATCGAGGGCAGCGTACTTCCGGCACAGATCGTCAGAAATGCCAGGACGGCCGACACAGCGAAGTACGCATACTGCAAGGCCAACGGCGTCGTGATTCAGAATCAGAAGTTCATCATCACGAAAGTCTGAAAACAGGCCACTGCCTGAAACCGCAAGTCAGCCTAAAACGATTTCACCCAGGGGGCCACAAGCTCCCTGTTTTTATATAAACGACTGGCCAGGGGAGAGGGTTCACACATGGCCGAATACTGCACCGCCGCTCAAGTCGAAAAGCGTCTCAAGTCCGCCGGCTACCTCAACGTGGCGGACGATGACGACGACGGCACTGTGTCCACTGGAGAGCTCGCATCAAACATCACGACGGGCATCGAATGGGCTGGAGGCAAGATCGATTATTATGTGTCGAATCGAGCACCCGCCTATGTGCCTGCAACGCTGCGGGCCGGTCCCAATTCATGGTGCAGTCAACGCGCCGTTGACCTGGCGGCGTGGCACGCGGCAACCAATGGAGGGCGAGATTGCCCTGAATCCATCCAGACCGCAAAAGATGAAGCTATGGATGAGTTGAAAGAAATCGCCAACGATGGCAATACGATACCGGGTGCGAACATCAGCACGTCGTATAACCTGAGTGATCACACCCCGTTTGAATTTTTGTCGATTGGCCGATGAACGATAGACATCGAAGACACGCCGCGCCGTTCTAAACCCCTTCCCCTGGTCAGTAATTGATTTCCAAAATCCTATGAGCACGAAAACCACCGATGCCCGATCAGCCATGTGGAACGCGATTGAAGCGTACCCCGCGCTGAATCCCGGTGGTGTTTCTGTCTTCAAGCGTAAATTCAAACACGAGACAGGCGAAGGCGGGACGCTCGAAACGATCATTCAATCAGGGCTCGGTGACATGCCCTCCATTGAGATCATGCCTGGCCGGCAAGACTTCAAATGGCAGACACAGCGGATGGCGGAATTTCCTTATACCGTTGATGTGCGACTGATTCACACGCGGCTTTAC